TGCGTTACACCGACAATAGGTTGCCAGCTAATAACAATCTTTGATACAGCTTGGTTGTTGATAGGAAATATCTGTTCAGAAGCGGCAAGACCACCAGGAGGATCTTTTAATTCAGTGAGGTTTGATGTTGTACGAGTAGGTAAAGCTGTTCCATCTTCAATAAAAGCATACTTACCTTCAACATAAGACAAAGCTGTGATTGCATAATTTACTCCATCTTGTTCTTCAACTGTTATTACTCTAAATAACTGAGCATCTACAGATGTATTAGACAATATCCATGCAGTATTTACATTTGGTGTCTGTGAAAATGCTTCAGAAACAGTAATAGTTCCACCTGAGATAGATGAGACAGATTTACTTTCAAAACTTCCATCAGGTAATATTACCCCTAAAGTTGGACTTCCAGTTGTAGGAAGATCCGTTGCATTAGTATCGTCAACAGTAACAACAGTTGTAGAAGTAACTGCCTTTAATCTTCCACCTCTTCTTACCCCTGCTCTTACAGGATCTTGTATTTCAATAATCGCACCAGGTCTTACAACAGCACCAGAATCTATTGATGTTGAAAATGCGACCACCTCAGACTCATTATTTTCAGCAAAGATAAGTGCTCTTCCCAATCTTCGAGCTTGATTACGAGAAGTACACGCAAATGCTTTTACTTGCTTAACAACAGTTCCTATCTTAGATTTTAAAGTGGCATCTTCAACAACTTCAAAGTCAACTTCTTGACTATCCATGTTGAAATAGGAGACAGATACAACACTATGTCTAGTTTTTAAACTACTTCCAGAATAATTAAAACCTTCTTCAGTAACATTTGAAAGATTAAATAAATAACTAGGATCTGTTGGCTTATCTTGTGTAATCGTTATCGTTCCAGCAGACCATATTGGCATACACCTCATTACACCTGCTAATTCATTTATTAAAGTAAATGCTTCTTTAGGACTTTGGATATTTACATTGCAACTAAATCTAGCTTCCTGTCCTCCAGCACCATCATCTACAAGCGTATTAGCAAATTTACTGGCATTTACAAAACTAAACAAGTCAAGAGTACTATCTGTTATATGATCTCCAAATCCATATCTACTATTTGTAAGCAAATCAAGTAACACCATCGCAGGACATGAAGTCCATGTAGCTGCTCCCATGACTCCATTAAATATATAGCCATCAGGGTAAATTATGCGACCAGTAGCAGAATCGACACTTGGCGTACCAGAACTTGATGCACCTGCACCTGGAATCCTTACTTTTATTCCTCTAATCCTAAATTTACGAGCAGGAATAGAACTAAACTGCATTGAATCTAGTCTTATAGAACTATATGCACTATTTAAATAAGTTGAAGCATCATCAATAATCTCTCCAATACTTGTCCACTGAAAGCTATCTCTTAAATTAGTATCTGTACTATCTGCTGTAACTCTGCTAACTCTTATATCAACAGGGAAAGAACCAGTAATCGCTACACGATAATCTTTTTGGTACGCATCACCACTTCTACCTTTTATGGTGTCAGTAATTATAGGAGTAAAACCACCAGAATTATATTGAACAGATATTTGTAGTTGAACCTCTGCACCTAACAAATCTCCAGCATCCGTAGCTTTCTGTAGTTGAGGAAAAGTAACAGATACTCTTACAGCATCAACATTTGTATTTGTTATCTGACGAGTAACAGGAGTGCTATTAGTAACTTCTACCCCAACACTTGTAGTTGATACACTACTTTCAATTCCAGGTATTTTAGTCTGACTACCAGTACCAAAACGAGGAGTAAATTTTACATCTTGAAAATTAAAATCTGTAGTTTGAGGATTTGTAGAATCTGCTGAAGCTCTTAATACTGGAGTGTCATTAAGAAAAACGTCTTTTAATGCAGCATTATTATATGCAGTTGTACCTTTAGTTCTACCTTCTTTTGATGCTGTTGCAAAACCTTCTATTTCTCCTTCTGAAACAAGATCAAGAAAGGTGGCAAACTGTCTGCTGTGTAAAGTGTCAGGTTCTCTGGTCGGTTGCGGAGGCGATGGTGGTGGATCATTACCTTTCGCACCTCGAATAAGATGTTTCTTTTCAATCATGCCTGTACCTGCTCAGTATCAATACCACCACTTATCACAACACTACCAGTAAATATCTCTCCGTAAACTAAAGGAACAGGAGTTCCTGCTCTTCCTGTTTGCTGCGTTCCACCAAAACTGAATGACAATCTAGGATCTTCTTCTGATTCAAAATCTTCAACTTTAGGTAAAGGAAATAACATATCACTTACACCAGATAAAACAAGAGCAGTACCTAATCCAGCTAATCCTTTTGAAATAAATCCAACTTTTGCAAAATTTGCTGCTGAAAAACCTCCTTTAAAAGCTGCTCCTAATCCTGGTGCTCCACCAAAAGATATAAATGATAGCCCAATTAATGCTGCACCTAATAATATTTTTCCAACGCCTCTACCAGCACCAGTAATAACTGGAACAAAATGTATATCTTCCTGTCCAATAGGATGAGAAAGTTCTGATTCATCTACTGCATAATTACCAACTTTTACCTGATAATATTTAGGGTTCATAAATCTATCTATCCCTTCAAAATTATTTACTAAAAAACTAACTGCACTAGCTAAAGTATCTGCTTTTACTTCAAATTCTTTATGCCCTACAAATTCTGCAAGCTCTCCATATAGTTTTATTTTACGAAGCATAACGATACCTCTTTCCTGTACATTTTAGTAACCACGGAGAATATGGTTCTCTACAAGATAGTCTATCGGTTAAATGATGTAATACTTCATCTCCAAGAAAAATAGCTACATGATTTAAAGTTGAATCTAAAATACTCATTAGTAAAACATCTCCAGATTGTAATTTTTCATCTGGCCTTAGTTCTCTAAATCCTGTTCTCCAAGCATAACTTTCAAATAAAGGATCTTTCATAAACTCTTCTGGAGTGATTGGTCTTTCATAATCTTTCAACTGTATTCCTTTTTCTTGCTTGTAATAATCTCTTACTAAACTCCAACAATCTGTAATACCCCACACCCATTGCCGACCAAGTAAAGGTGCTTCATAACCTTGTGGTTCGTAATATCCCCATTGTTTTGTTTTTGGATTAACAATATGCCACGGAAGTCCACTTTGTTCACAGGCAACCTTATCTGCTTGACTAGCTTCTGGAGGTGTTGTCGGATGACTATGAACAACAGCAGTGACTTCTCCTACATTAGTAGCCTTTACATAATCCTCTGGGTCGAGAATGAAACATTGATGTGCTGTCATTGATAAATTACGACAGGGATAGTATCTTTCTTTACCTCTCACATTTAACAAAAGACCAACAGATTCTTTTGGA